GCAGGGCGAGTTCAAGGGGTCGGCGCTGGGTAAGGCTCTGGAGCTAGAGATGGCTATTGAGCAGGCCAAGGAGTTTGAGAATCAGATCAAGATGCTGTTCTTCCAGAGCAACAAAATGGACGTCTGGCAGCGGATTGCCGCCCGCGCCCAGCAGATGGAAGCAGATGCCGCTCACGCTGCCAGGCGAAAAAAGGAAGCCGCCAAGAAGCGGCAGCAGGAGATGGACGAGTTGTTCATCATTCTTATCGGCGGCCTGGTGGTTATCGTGACTATTGGCGCAACTATTTGGTTCATTATGGAAGCAACAGCACAAGGAGCTGGTTAATGTTGTCACTCATCTCTACGCTTGGCGGCTTGCTGATTAGCGGCTTGCCAAAACTGCTGGATTTCTTTCAAAGCAAGTCCGACCAGAAGCATGAGCTTGCAATGGCGCGACTCCAGAACGAGCGCGAGCTGGCTCTGGCTGCTCAAGGCTACGCCGCGCAGCAGCGCATCGAGGAGATCCGCACCGATCAAGTCATGATGCAGACCGAAGCGCAGATGACGGAAGCCGCGCTTAAGCACGACGAGAAGGTGCTCGACAGGGCGCACAAGTGGGTCGCCAGTTACGTCGGCACCGTGCGTCCGACCGTGACGTACATCTTCGTGATTGAGCTGGTGCTCATCAACATCTTCCTGTGCTATTACTTGTACGCTAACCCTGGAATGATTAAGAGCATGGACGATGTTCTGAAGTACTCGGACATCATCTTCAGCCCTGACGAGATGGCGATGCTTGGCGGTATTATTGGATTTTGGTTTGGTTCTAGAAACTGGAACAAAAAGTGAAACTCAGCAAAGCCGGCGCTGACCTGATGCACAGGTATGAGGGCTACCGCAACCGCCCTTACCTGTGCCCAGCTCACATCTGGACGATTGGCTATGGCCATGTGCTGTATCAGGAACAGATCAGGCTGCCGATGGCACGCACTGAAGACAAGCCCGTGCCGATGATCCGCAAAGAGATGCCGCTCAAGCAGGAGGACAACCGTGTCTGGTCGAAGAAAGAAACCGATGATCTCTTCGCGGCTGATGTCGCAAGTTTTGAACGTGGTGTTCTTCGACTTGTTCCCGGCGTTGTTGGCCGCCAAGGCGCTTTTGACGCTCTGGTCAGCATTTCCTTTAACTTCGGGTTAGGTAATCTGCAGCGCTCCACCATCCGAATGAAGGCCAACCGGGGCGATTGGGAAGGCGCTGCCGATGCATTCATGCAATGGACAAAGGGCGGGGGGCGTGAACTCCCCGGCCTTGTCAAACGGCGCAAGGATGAGCGAGCGCTCTTCCTGTCTACTGAGCAGCGCCAAGAGCATTGAGCCGCTTGCTGTAGTTTGCGGTATGCCTGATCCGCTTGACCATATCCACCTTGGCTAACGTCGGCTCATTGACCTCACGCAGCTCACGCAGCTTGGTCATGCGGTCACGCGGAGATGCCTTGCCAGCCCTGGCCACCTTGTCAGCCAGGTCTTCGTAGGCATCCTGCCAATCCTCTAGCGTTTCATGCACGCTGGTAGGCTCCTGCTTGCCGGGCACCAGTAGCGCGAACAGCATCGGCACGGGCGCCTCGGGCGGCTCTCCGATCTCTTCGATGTGGACGACTTCAAGGTCGCCCTGCTCGGCCAGCTTCTCAATCTCCTCGAGGGTCAAGGGCGGCGGCTCATCAAGGGTGTCAGCCATGGCCGCCTCGATCACCATGGGGTCGCTGGTCTGGGCCGGCAGGGATGGGGCTGGCGCGGGCCTGGCGGGCGCCTGGAGCGCGTCGAGCGGGTTGCGAGGGGTGATGTCCTTGACCACGGTCGGCGCGGCCTCTGAGGGGAAATCTTGCGCTTCCTCGGCCGTGATCAGACCCTTCAGCACATCAGGGAAGGCATCGCGCAAGGCGAAGCCCCTGGCCCGCATCTGCAGCATCCGCTTGGGGTAGGCCTGCCATGGCCCCTGCTTGCCCCACAGCCCTGCCCGCTTAGCATCCTCGACCGAGAACCGGATGGTCACTGGGCTGCGGCCCTTGCGCCTGGCGATGCAGACGGCCACAGGGTTGGTGGTACCTTCACCCTCGATGGTTTCATCCACGCCCTCGCAGACGGGGCTGGCCTGCACCAGCGCCATCATGGCGTCACCGTAGACGCTGGGCTTGCCGTTGATCACAGCGATGTTCTGCAGCGCCTGCATCGGTGCCAGGCCCAGCTCCATCCCCCACTGCACACAGACCATGATGTCCTGGGGCTTGCCATGGTAGGCTTTGGGCACCATGGTGCTGTTAGCCAGCATCTTGCTGAACTCCATGGCCTCGGTAATGGTGGCGGGCGCGAAACCCTGGCGATTAGTGGTTGTCAGTTGCATGGTGTTCTCCGGGAAGGTATTGCAGCAGGGTTTCAAAGACCAGGGCGACGATGGCTGTCACGATCAGATCGGCATCCTTCTCGCTGCACTTTGGGATGTTGAATCGGACTGCGTCAACAGCACGCTTGTGCGCTGCCGTCAGCTTGTCCATGTCCAGCATTTCGATACTCATGTCTTCAGCTCCTTGATGGACAGGGTAGACTGCCTGATGGTGTAGGCCTCCTTGGCCGGCACCACTTTGGCGGGCTGGGCCTGGTAGTTCTTGAGTGGCCACTTGATCTGCCACTTGCCGGCAATGCCGAAGGTGGCCTGGCCCATGAGCTTCTTGAGATCCTCCTCTGCTTTCTTGATCTCCTCCTCATTGGCTTTATTGATCTGCCGCCAGTAGGCGATCTGGTCTGCCAGGATTTCTGCTTCTCGGCTGAGTGTGACCGGCGCCTCAGATGCCGGGTAAGCGCCACGGGTCACAGCCCACTGCTCGCCGTCGGCGGGCGGGTAGTAGTCCAACTCCCCGGTCGCCTTCCACTTGTCCAGTTTTGCCTGGAAGTCGCGGGACACCTGGCTGATCCTGGCCACCGTGTCCTGGTGCGGTGCGAACAGAAACACGCGCATCTCGGTGCCCTTGTACAGGGTAGCGATTGCGCCCCACTTAGCCTGGATGATGTCCATCTGGGCCTGCAGCTGGATAGGGCCGCGCCACAGTGGCGGCAGATCCTCTGGCTCCATGGATGTCAGCTTGGCCTCGAGCGCCCCGATGCCATCCAGCCTGATGCTGTCCTGGCCGACCACATAGATGCCGGCCTCTGGGTCAGTGCGGATGATCTGGCCACGGCCATCGCCGGTTCCGTCCAGGCTGCAGCACAGGGGCAGGTTGTCGTGGAACCGGGCAGTGGGATGGTCGGTGACCACATCCACCAGCTCGAGGCGCCTGGCTGCCTCGCCCAGGATGACCGGCTCCAGGGTGTTGCCCCACTCCATGGCCTCATTGGGATCGAACTCGACCTCGATGCCCTGCAGCGCCCTGATGCTGGCCTCCAGCTCATCATTGGGTGTGCGGTATCGGCTGATACCCATGACGCTGGGCAGCCGGCTGGCCGACAGCATGGTGTCGGGGGTGACTTTATTGACCATTGTTCACTCCTTGTTGTTGGTCAGTTTGTAGACCCTGACAGCACGGGCGTGCGCCTGGGGGTGGCTGGCCTCGGTGAACCCGATGGCCTTGAATTTTTTTCCCTTGAACACAGCGCCCAGGACGGACGGGTTCATGTTGGCCGGGATCTTCACCCGTGCCCTGATGTCGTTGATGCTGACGGTGCCCTGTTGCTTGGCCACCGCAACGGCTAGTAGCCGGCAGTGTTCCAGGAACAGAGCGTCCCTGACCTCAAACAGGTTGAGCTGGGCATCGCGCACGGCGCGTCCTTGGTCGGCGTACTGCATGCCGGCCTCAGCGCGTGGCGATGACGATAAACAGGCCGACCACTCCGATGACGTACAGGCAGCGCAGGAACAGGCGCTCGGTGCGCTCATCCTGCAGCTGCTTGCTGTCGAGCAGTGCTGTCTGCAGCCGGTTGGAATCGCGGCTGGCATCGGGTTCCTGGCGGCGCTGGTAGGCCAGGCCGATCTTCACCTTGCCGGTGTCATAGGGTGGGTGGGCCAGCTGCTTTGGCATGCCCAGGATGTTCTTCTCATGCATGGTTGATCTCCAGACGTTTCAAAAGGTTGGCAACCTGGCTGGGGTGCCACTCGGTATTGCCGCGTGGTGTCTCCACGCCACGGGCGCTCAATGCAGCGGCGATGTCACGCAAGGTGCTGGCGCCGCCGCGCTTGATGATGTCGCGCACCAGGGGGCCGACGCGGTCAGCATAACGGTCAGCCTTAGCCTGGATGACCTTGACGCCCTCGGCGCTGCCGATCTCAGGGGTCGGGCTGCCGAGCTTCTTGCCTTGCCGCTTGAGCGATTGCAAGGCTGCGCTGGTGCGCTCGCTTATCAGACGCGCTTCGCGTTCTGCAAATGCGCTCATCACATGCAGCCAAGTTCTGTCGGCTTCTGGCATGTCAGCGCAGACAAAGGATGCGCCAGACTCAAGCAGGCCGCTGATGAAGTGGACGTTACGGGCCAGGCGGTCGAGCTTGGCGATGACCAGGGTCGCCTTGGCCTTCTTGGCTGCAGCCAGGGCCAGCGCGAGCTGCTCCCTGTCGTTCTTGCGGCCAGACTCGACCTCGGTGAACTCGGCCACCAGCTCGGCAGCTCCGATGTGCTGGGCCACTGCGGTGCGCTGGGCATCCAGGCCAAGGCCGCTTTGGCCCTGGCGGTCGGTGGACACGCGGTAGTAGGCTACGAAGCGGGCCATGATTACAGCCCCATCGCAGTCAAAAGCGTACTTTGCAGACGGTCAATGGTGTTTGATCGTCCAAGCCAGATGCTGCCCTGGCTTACCCTAACGCCAGTTGCTGTGCTGTGTGTGTAAGCAACGACAACGCAGCCGTTGCCAGGGAAAACCTGATAGTTGGGCTGCGCCTTGATGGCCTCGATGAGCTGCTGTTCTTGGTTGGTCATGATCAGCCCCGCTCGGAGATGAAGGCGTGGACGCGGCTGGCGTGAACCACGCGGCGCTCATACTCGATGCGGAGAGGTTCGTTGCCACGGCGGCAATGCACCGGGTCAAGAACTACAACGCTGTTGGGGATGGTGGTGGAAGCGTTGGCACGGTAGCCAGCTTTCCAAAGCAATTCGACGGCTTGATCAACTCTCATCTCTGAACTCCTGTATCTCGGTGGTTCCCGATGTCACCGCGACATCGTTGGAGCAGATCATAACTCAGATCCGGGGAGCCTGTACAACCACCAAACCAAATAATTTTCTAGGTGTTTACCCTAAGATGGCCACTCCATGCGTTGCCCGTACAGCGCCCATAGGTATGATCGCGATGTCACAGCGAATACAGGAGTGCCATGACCAAGACAAAGAACAAGCCGCTGGTGGTGCGGCTGCGACCTGATACCAGAGAGCTGCTCGACAGAGCTGCGGAGGATCAGCGCAGGAGCCTGGCCAGCATCGTGGACGAGCTGGTGCGGCGGGAGCTGTCCACTAGGTACGGCGATGTGAATGATCGTCTGCGTCGGTTTCTGGATGGCCCAAAATGACAAAGCAGGAAGCACAGACGCTGCTGGACATGGCCCAGCAAGGCCTGGCCATCCCGCCTGAAGTGGTCACCTGGGCGCTGACAGTCACCGGAGACACCGAGCAGCGCCGCTGGTCTGACCACCAGGAGGTAATGGACTTCGTCCAGGCGCTCCGCAATGAGGGGCTGCTATGACCGCGGTAGTCCTGGCCCTGGATCTGGGCACCACCACGGGCTGGGCACTGCGCCCGACAGGCGGCCCCATCGCGCACGGCTGGATCTCGCTCAAGGGTGGCCGGTATGAGGGCGGCGGCATGCGCTACCTGCGCTTCAGCCGCTGGCTGCATGAGATCTACGGCACCGCCGGCGACATCAACGCAGTCTATTTCGAGGAGGTGCGCCGGCATGCCAGCACCGACGCCGCGCATGTCTACGGCGGCCTGATGGCCACGCTGACCGCCTGGTGCGAGAGCAGGAACATCCCGTACCAAGGCGTGCCGGTGGGCACGATCAAGAAGCACGCGACCGGCAAGGGCAACGCTGACAAGTCAATCGTGATCGGTGCGATGCGTTTGCGTGGCCATGCGGTGTTCGACGACAACGAAGCAGACGCCCTCGCCCTTCTCCACTGGGCGCTGGAGCAGGAGGCATGAAGTGTCCAGTGTGTGGCGCATGGACTCGCGTGCTGGAAACCCGGCAGCAGCCCGACAACGAGAAGAAACGCCGCTACGAGTGCGGCAATCTGCATCGATTCACCACGCTGGAGAAGGTGTCCAGGGTGATCAAAACAAAGGTGAAGCATGCGAGTTGATCTGATCCTGTCCTTTGTGCTTGTGGCCATTGCGCTGCTGGTGGTCACGGTGCTGGGCGCACAGCTGCCACGGCAGCCGCGCATGCATCTGTGCGGGGTGGCCGAGATCTCGCCAGACATCACGCCCAAGGAGCGCGAGCTATGCCGGCAGGCCCGTCGACCATGAAGGGGATGTGGAAGTTCAGGCAGATCGAGCGGCGCTTCCCGAGAGGGCCGGGAGACACCGAGCAGCTCGAGATGGGCGAGGCCAGGGTGCTGCTGACCACCTGGGAAGTGACCAAGGACAAGGACGCGGTGGACAGGATGCTGGCCAGAACCAACAGGATCTACGGCAAGGGCGCGGAGGAGCGGATCCGGGCCTACATGAGATGGATTGCAAAGAACGAAAGGCTGAAGCCATGAGCCAGGCACACATCACAGGCAGGGGCAGCAAGTACTACGGCAAGCTGATGACGGCACAGCTGCCCAGCGAGGTCAAGGCGATCTGGTACAGCCGGGATGAGGAGCTGCCAGAGCTGCCCAGGCATGGCTGGTCATGGGAGCTGCAGACAGACATGACCGAGGTCGAAAACCGTGAGCTGGTGACCAAGCTGCTGGAAGCTATCGACTTCACCGAGCGCGAAGAACTGGTGGTGCGCCTGATCGTCATCGAGCTGGCCACGTTCAATGATGTGGCCGAGCAGCTGGGCATCACCGTGGCCAGGGCCAGGCAGATCTACCTAAAGGCCATGCGCCGGGCCAGAACCAAGCAACGGATGGTGACCGGCATCTCGCCTTGGGAAGTGCACAGCGACATCATCCATTGGCAGTACTATAGGCGCCAGCAAGAGCAAGCCAGACGCAGGGGCCAGGCATGAGTCTGTCAGACCACCAGATCTTCATGCTCAAGCACTTCGCCATGGGCTGGAAATTCAAGCAGTACAACGACAAGCCGGGCAGCTGGAACACCTACTGGTCGCTGCGCCGTAGGAACCTGATCAAGGCCGACAGCGTGGTCACTGAGCAGGGCCGCAAGGTGCTGGCCAAGGAACTGCAGCAACAGGCCGCCAGGCAGGCCAAGCGGGAGGCAAGGCATGAGCGCACTGCCTGACACCGTCGTGC